TCATGTGTGCGCCGGAACCGAAGAACCTCGCGCCGAACTGCTCGGCAGCGAGCCCTAGGCCGATCGCCTCGCGGGCGTACTGAATCATGCTGATTCCGGTAGCTGCGCCCGGGTAGGACATGCCCATCATGTGAACGATGCTGCTCGCCGGAACGGGTTCGCGGTCGACCGTGTAGACCCGGTTCCCGTCGTCGTCGAACTCGCAACGGACGGCGTCCGGGTGGAGCACACGAAGCCGGGTCGGGCGACCCATGCGGTCAACCGCCAGCACCGCGCAATACGCGTTACCTCGCAGCAGCAGCGAGACCATGAGCTGACCGAAGCCGGTACGGCGACTTAGAAGGGCCGTGCTCGCTCCCCCGCCGAACGGGTCGGCGATGATGGCGGGCGGAGGCTCGACGGTCTTCCGAATCTCGCCGTCAGCTTTCACAGCGTCGAACGGAAGCCCGGCAACAGCCTCGCTGATGATCCGGACCGCAGCAGCAACGACCGTCAGCTTCATGGCTGATTCCTCGGTGACGACCACCCCCGAGTGAACGTTCCCGGCTAGCTGACCGTTCGAGGGGATCGCCCACGGGTCACCGTTGCTCGATACCCCCAGCATGCGCGAGGACTGAGCGGCGTTAGCTGCTCGGCTTAGGAGACTCATCCGCGCTCACCACCAGGCCAACTAGTAGGAGGGCGACGCCGGTTAGGGCGAGGCCGAGGGTAGTCCCCCAGTGCCACCCTGAACCGACCAGGAAGCCGAGACCGGCTAGGTCAGTCACAGCGCCGAACCGGCGACCGGTGACGAGTGGCTTAAGGCGCTTCAGAATCACGTGATATCCCTTATAGGTCGGCCCAACTGAAGAACTGCGGTTCGGGCTCACGCTCAGGCTCGACACACGCACGTTCGAGCGCCATAACGGCACTGACAGCGAGGTCGATCTTCCGAGGGCTTCCCTTGGAATCCTTAGACAGCCGGGAACCCCGACTGTCAGTTCGGATAACGCAGTTGGAGAGGTGCCGCGCTAGTCGGGGGTCACCTGAGTGCATCACTGTTTTGTTCATTACGGCTTCGTAGAACCGCTGTGTCGCTGGCACCATTCGGGCCGGACTCTGCGGGAACTCGACGACCGGAAGACCTTCGTCTTCGAGGATTTGATACGTCCTCGCCCACCGGTACGGGTCGCAGACGATTTCCCGAACCTGCCACTTACGGCAAGCGGCGCGAATCTCGGCCTCGACGTCGACAATGGGCACCGACCAGTCGTTGCCGTTCTCGCGTGGCTTCTCCCACGCTGCCACGACGTCCACGTACGGCTTCTCGTCATCGCTCTGCGGGCACGTGACAGCGACCAGCGCCGTCGAGTCGTTGTTGAACGACCCGTCGAAGCCCAAAACGACCTCTGCGCCGTCCGGAATCACGCGGTCGGCCTCGGGGGCCGCACACCCGTCCCACGCGCCGCCAGGCAGCCACGTAGTAGCCGTGCTGACGAACTGGTTCAGGCGCTTCGTGCGGTACTCGTTCTCGGGAGTCCGCAGCACGGCCGAGGCGAAGTCGTCAGCCGACACAATGTCGCCGTAGCCGGGGTTCGCGTCAGCCCAAACAGCCGGGTCGGTGTGCTCGGCCCCCTCGGGGGCCTGCCACCACTCGAAGTAGAAAGTCGGGTCGACTAGCTCACCCTTGGCAAGCTGAATCCCGTACTGATACATGCCGTAGCACAGGGAATCCATGCCGCTGGAATCCGTCTTGACCCCGGCAGTCGTGATGCCGACTAGAAGCGGCTCGACACGGGCACCCGTGGCCAGCGCCATGACGTCCCACAGCTCACGTGAAGGCTGAGCGTGGACTTCGTCGAACAGCACTAGGTGCGGGTTCAGACCTTCCTTCGTGAACGCCTCGGCGGACAGCACGCGGTACACGCTGCCGGTCGCCGGGAACTCGATTGCATCCCGGTAGGTCTTGAACATGCCGCTGAATTGCGGCTCTAGCTCGATCATCTTCTTTGCTACGCCGAAGACGATTCGAGCCTGTTCCTTGTCGGCAGCGCAAGAGAAGACCTCGCCGCCCTTCGGGCCGAAGGCGAGTCCGTAGAGAGCGACGCCAGCGCCGAGGGCCGACTTTCCGTTCTTACGGGGGATGCCGATTAGCGCCTGCCGGTGCTTCAGTCGGCCGTCGGCCTTCCGAGCGAGTAGCCGACCGATCATGTCGGTCTGCCACGGGCGCATGATCATAGGCTCGCCAGCGGAACCGCCGACGGAATCCTTCGTCACCCGGAGAAATTGGGTGAAGTTGCCGAAGTCGTCGCCGTCGCCGCCTCGGGCTTCGGCTTCGCTGACCGGCGTCAGATAGAAAGGGGCGGGCATTCCTACCCCTCTCGGGTGGCTCGCTTGCTCAGCATCTCCTCGAATGCGTTCTTCGCCTTCACCTCGGCGAGACCCATGCGGGTTCGGTCGGCAGGCGTGTACCCGAGGGACGCGAGGACGGAATGAAGTTGCTTCCGCGAGGTCGACAGCGCGCCGACAAGCGGGTTGATAACCGGGTAACCCTTCTCGGTCATGTGGAGTCGCCCAGACTCGGCAATGTCGCGCGCCATCTCGGCACACTCGTCGACCAGCCGGGCCGCTAGCTCGACCGTCGGGCGGTCGGTATTGGCAAGCCATGGCGTCGAGGCGACCACGCTGCGAATGAAGTCGACGCCGTCGGGGCCGAGGTCATCCGGAGGACTGAAGGGGAGAACCGGCAGCGCGACGGCTGTCTTCACGTCGGGAAGGGAGCGCTGACCGGGGTTACCTAGCTTGCGTTTCTGCTCTGTCGGCTTAGGGGGCCTGCCCGCTGGCATGCTGCCCCCATCTCATGAGCTAGGCCGGTTCGGGGCCCATGTTTTCTAGCCGAAGCTTGAACGGATAGGTGGTGTGGGCATAAACGATGCCGGTTCCGGTGCCCTGATGGGCAAGCCCAACGGTGACGTTCCCAGCGAGAATGTTCCCGGACGTAATGGTGAACATTTCCACCATTTCCATAAACCCGAACGAGAGGGACGGGTAAAGGTCGGGGTCGCCCTCGGGGAGCGGACCACTGGCCAGCGTTCCGGCGTACTCGGCGATTGCCCCGGCGTTGTCCAGTAGCACCCAGTCAAGGAAGTGACTGCCGCTTCGCATGAACCCGGCGTGCACCTTGATTCGGTCGCCGACTACAGCGGGGATGGAACATTGCAGCTTCGTGCCGCCGCTGGTCTGGACGACCACCCACGACGCCGCCGAGGGCAGCCCGGAAAGGTTGTCATCCGTGACGCGAACCGAGCGGGTGACGACAGCCGATCCCCCGCCACCAGACGGGCCGGTTGCACCCGTCGGCCCGACAGGACCAGCGGGCCCCGTTACGACCGTGAAGGCACCACCGGAGGGCGACACGGGGGCAACCTGCCCTAGCACGACACTCGGGGCCGCCAACGGCAGCGCCAGCGCGAACGGAGGAACGAGCAAACCGGGTATGTCGTACTTGACGACGTAGGTCCAGCCGACCGGGTTGACGCTCGGCTCATCCGTGGCCAACAGGGCGACGCTGAACGCCCCCGTCGCGTCGAGGTGAACCGTAACCGGACCACCGATGATCGAACCGGCCGTAGCGGTCAGCCAAGCGGGCGCGGGGGTAAACGTGATGCTGCCAGAGAGCGGCGAGTCATCCGGGCCGAGGAACTGATCGGCCACGGTGACCGTGTGGAGCGGCGCGGGGAGTGGCATACGGTCCTTCTGCACGGTTTATGCGGGATACCCCCCGCCTCAAATTTCGCAGCCATGTACGGGGCCTTGGGGGCAGGGTCCGGAAGGTTCACATGCCTAATGAATAGACTGCCGCCCCCCTTGCATATATATGCATGGGGACAGCCACCGGCCAGCGAGGCACACACGGCAGGGCACAACACCGAAGCACCTCCCCACGTGGGGAGGTGGACTAGCCGACTCGGCTTCGCTTCCGACTGTTGCAGCTACGGCATAGCACCTGAAGGTTGCTCTCGTCGTCCGTCCCACCGGCAGCCTTCGGGATGACATGGTCAACCGTCAGATCGCTAGCCGGGTGCGGTGGGGTTAGATACCCACTGCACAGCTCACCGTGCACTGCTCTGTGTGTAGAGAGTATGTATGTGGCCTTCTGCTGCCATGCATAACCGTAGCCACGGTTAGTAGCACTGCCACGGTAGGCATTCACTTGCCTGCCATATGCAGCGCCGCATAGATCACAGCGCGAAGCGTTCGTTGTGAGCCTCGAACAGTCGAGGCATGGCCTCTTAGCCACTGCTACCCCCAACCAGCGGGCAGCGCAGGCGCTACCGGTGCAGGGTCGGCCTCTGCCGTAGGCAGTGCCTCGGGTGTGCAGTCACACTGTGGCAGTGCCACAGAAGCCGTACCACTACAGGCAGCAGAATGTATGCGCGACGCTAGGTCGAGCGTGATTCCGTGCGCCGCACATGCGTACACGGCAACGACGAAATCCGCCACTGTGGGCAGATCGGGGAACACCGGAGGAGGCTGTTCAGGGTCAGCCTGTAGGAGGACGACAGCACGCCGATTCCCTTCCGCTGTGAGCAAGGTTGCTAGCTCGGCGGCGTTCGGGCGGCGATTCCAGTGCACTACGGCGTCAGCCGGGCATGCCTGACAGGTGGGCACTAGTGCGCTCCAATCAGTCGGGCGAGATCGCCGGGTGTGACGTCGCCAGCGAGGCGACCGGGAAACAGCTCGATATCAGCCTGCCGATAAACCACGTCGACAAGCTGAGAGCAGATCATGTGTCCTCGGTCGCTGACATAGCGCTCTAGGCGCTTCGTGTGCAGCAGTCGAGCCGCGCCAATGGCGGCGTAGTCGAGGAACGAATAAGGCGTATCGACCAGCCACTTTGCAGCGGTGGCGATACGAAGACTTTCGAGGCTGGTCAGCGGGAAGTCGCTGAAAACAACCTCGTTCACGACCGTGTCGAGCGGAACGCAAACAGCGCCGCCCGGCTGAGCCTGAACGATCATCCCGTCGCCGACGTAGACGAACGCGTGCGTGAAGCGTGAACCGGACCCGATTAGGTGCTGCCCTAGCTCGACCATACGACCGGTAAGGCCGTCGATTGTGGTCAGTCCGAACTGACCGACGCGGGGCGTCGTCGA